GGTTTCTTATGCCATTCGTGCGTCAGTCTACTATGCTGGCTTGTACCCAGGTAGGTAAAACAATGGCACATTTGTTTATCCCTATGCTTTATACAATTGCCGAAAATCCTTATCCTACAGCACTTATCTATCCATCAGGAAATGAAGCAGATTCGATCAGTGAAACCAGGATACATAAACTTATTGAGTCTTGCCCTGCGACAGCCTGCAAAATACCAAGTAATCCTGATTCTTATAAGCTTCGTCGGATGCTTTTTCCAAGTATGCCTCTTTTTATCCTTTCTGCTGGAACTTTAGCAGAAGCAAAACAGAAACAAATATGCATTCTTATTTTTGATGAGATAGAGGTGTATTCTACTCTTGAGGGGAATCAATCAGCCGAAGGTGATATTATTGGTCTTTATCGGGAGCGACAAAAGGGGTACTGGGACATTAGAAAAACGCTCCTTTCTTCTTCTAGAGTTTTTGTCGGTGGCCCTATGGACAAGGAGCTTTCCGCTTCTGAGGTGGTGTTTAAATGGCACGTTAAATGCCCATTTTGTGGTGAGTGGGTATCGTTATCACGCGATACTTTTTTCTTTGAGGATCTAGGAGAAGGTGATTTATTTAGAGATAAACATGCGAGGGAAACCGCGTATTTTCTTTGCCAGTCATGCGGAAATAAAATAACCGATAACCATAAGGAATCGCTTAATGATACTGGTGATTGGCTGCCAGGCTATATAGAGGTCGATCCTCCCAAAAAAAACGAGGAAGATAGCCCTGATCAATATGTTTGGCGTCCTATGCCTGGGGTTGAATTTGGTGAATATCAGAAGAAGGGATCATGGATTTGGAAGGAATATCTTTGGAAACATAAGCCGCAATCAATCGGCTGGACAAATCTCTATACATCTTATTCACCCTGGGTATCATTTGCTGATAATGCACAAGAGGCCGTCAAGGTTGCGGGAAATTTTGAGAAGGAAAAGGTATACCTGAAAGATTGGTGGTGTGAAGTTGCAAAACCAAAGACTAAGGTACATCGGTCAACAGAGCTTTTGTCTTTGGTGGAAGATAGGTTGGAGGGAGTTGTTCCCCTTGAGGCCGTTGCTCTTGTATGCGGGATGGATAATCAGAAAGACCGCTGTTACGTGACTGTCTGGGCTGTAAACAGGATGGAATGGAAAAAGGAACAAATATGGCTTGTTTATTATAGAGAAATACCAAAAACAAGCCAATTCTCTGAATCAGAAACAGATTATTCAGCTATCCGTGATTTTTTATCAATGAGGTTTACTCGTATAGGTGCTGATCGCCCAAGTATCCCTATATGGAGATCTGGGCTTGATACGGGAGGAACGAAACTGCATGGTTCGAACGATTCCATGACTGAGGAATCCTATAAGTTTATTTCCGAGAATGCTTATAAGATTCCTGCAGGGGTAATTGGAATAAAAGGATCTTCCTATGAAATGCATGTTGGTATTCAAAAGGGCAGGGCGAAGAGCGATGATCAACATCATATTTACTTTGTAAACACTAGTTATTACAAGCACATGATTGATCGTTTAATCAAAGATAAGCGAATGCATCTACATAAGGATACCAGCCAGGAGTTTATGAATCATCTCACTGGTGAAGCTTATGTTAAGACAGATAAGGGTAAATGGAAATGGGAACCAAAATCAAATAGCCGCAGGGTTGATTATCTTGATTGTACAGTTATATCTCTTGCTATGACTGAGGAGATTGAAGATCAGTCAATCAAGAATTGCTCATTAACAAAGGCAGAAATAAGTTTTTCGTATGATAGTAATATAGAAAATAGTTATGATGATGGCCATCTTTCTGGAAAGATTGATATGAGCCAAAGAGGTAGGGCAAACGAGATGCAAAGCAGATTAAGGGCAAGGTTAAGATAATCATTGCTTGATTAATAATGGATATTAACGTATAATGGTAAATAGTTATGACAGATAAAAAAGATGATGATAAATATCTATCAAAGAAAGATGTGGCCAAATATCTTGGCAGGTCTATCCCTACCGTGAATAATTACATGAAGAAGGAAGAGATTCCTTATTACAAGGTGGGTCGGAGTGTATTGTTTAGAAAGGACGATATTGACGAATGGGTAGGTAAACATAAGGTGTGAGAGTATGATAAATTTGGATTATTTACGGTAGTTATGATAGATTTTGTAGCAGCCATAATTGGATGTATTAAATAATATAGAAGTTAAACATATGCATGATCGATACCGAAGGTATCTTAAGGAACAATATGGAAATTGAATCTTTGAAGCAACTTATTGAAAAACGGATGAAAGAGAATGGCTGGGGAGAAAATAGAATGGAAATGTGTAGATTGGCTATAGAGGCAGAAGAAAGATTGGGGCCTGATCGTGTAACGCAGATAAAAAAAGCGATTAAAGAAATAGAGGAATATAAAATGACTGAGTTTAATATGAATAGGCGTTTCATGGACAACGGTGACGGCACTGTCACGGACACATCCACAGGGCTTACGTGGCAACAGCAAACTGCGGGGCCGATGACATGGGAGGGAGCACAGGAATATTGCTCTAAACTTGATCTTGCTGGCAATGGTTGGAGGTTGCCAAACAGGATAGAGCTTGAATCTATTCTGGATTTAACTAGATATGACCCTGCAATAGATATTAACATCTTTCCAGGCACCATGTCGGCTCATTACTGGTCATCTACTACCTACGCCTACGATACCGATAACGCATGGTGCGTATACTTCGGCTATGGCCACATTAGCAACCTAGGTAAGTCGAAACGTTATTATGTGCGTGGCGTACAGGCTGGGTAATTGGAGTATTTGGTCATTATAAGAAATATTAACTAATGGAACAATACAGTAGATAACTGTTTGTTTTTTTATTAATTCAATATAAAACAGTATTGATATTTGATAAGAATTTTGCTATAATGCAAAGCAAAGCATTAACTTGTGGAGCAAAAAGAGAGATATGGCAGATCTGAACATAAGTATATAAAATGTTAATCTTGATAAGTTTATTAAACAATTCCAATTAATTGATAGACATTTGTTATTTATTTCCCTGATAAACGTATTATTAAATTTAAAAACAAAAAAGCAAGCTGAACTATAAAAATGATTGCAAATCTGCCCGCAGAATCAAATCAACATGAAACCAAGATTGAGTCGTTCGTAGATACGCTATTACTCTGGATTAAAAATAAAAAAACGGGAAAACTTGATCTTGAGTTTAATTTACACCAGGGCAGCATTTCAACCTGCTATGTAAAAACTGAGTCTAAAATATAACTGATTAAAAATATAAAATTTTATTTATTTATCGGTCTACTCTAGTCTCTTAATAGAGGTTACTAAAGCCCGATCGAAGCACTTAATTGTGTTTTGGTCGGGCTTTTTGCGTTTACAGGGAACATTAAAATGACTTACACAGAGCAACTTGCAGAGATTAATACAGCGATAACCAGAGTTCTTACCGCAGGTCAACAGGTGGGAAGAGGGGGCGCTTATGCTCAACAGGCAAGTCTTCCTGTTTTATTATCAGAACGTAAACGACTTGAGCCACTGGCTGCTGCTGAAGAGGTAGGTATAAATACTCCTGTAATTCGCTTTGGAGTCCCTGTGAGGTCTCAGTAATGCTTGATAGATTTTTTACCAGCAGGAAATTTGTAACTGATCAACAAAAAGCTATAGAAATAGCTGATCATAAATACTCTGATAGCATATCCAGGTCTATCAAAAAAGGATATAGACAAAACATGTCTTCTGGTCGTGTTGGAGTTTCAATGCGACATATAAATAGAGATGGGGCTAAGTATTACGGGACTCTCGTTAACTATAATACATCTCCCATATCTTCGCAATCATCTTATTTTCAGAGAGAAATAATATCAAATAGATCATGGGATCTTTATGTAAACGACGCAGCTACCAATGGTCTCATAGAGACTCTTTGTGTAGATGTTGCTAGTACTGGACTTACTCCTATAGCCACGCCGATGACTGAATATCTTGGACTTAATTCTGATTGGGAGGATGAATATCAACAAAATTGCCGCGATTATTGGGAAATTTGGGGATTATCTCCATCAAAATCATGCGATGTAACACGTAGAATGACAATTAACCAGATGATGCTCTGGTCGGTATTTTCGTGGAAACTTGAGGGGATAGCGTTATGGATTCCTTTGATGTTACCAGAATCACCATTAAGGCCGTTTTCTTTGTCATTACAAGCCGTTGCTCCATATAGACTTAAAACTCCATATGATTTGTTATCTAGGGGAGATATCTATGATGGCATCGAGGTTGATGAAAATGGTACTCCTATAGCTTATTGGATAAAGAAAAGTACTGGAAGCGATGATTATACGTACGTTTTTGATTCGAAAGAAAACTTTATTAGAATACCAGCGTACAATCAGACAACAGGAAGACCGAACATTATTGCCTGCTATTCTACCAGAAATATCTGTGAATATAGATCTGAATCTATACTTACCGCGATTCTTAAAACGTTACGTGATAGACACGATCACAAAGACGCAGCTCTTGTAGGATCTGTTGTGGCTAATCTGTTTACGGTATTTTTAAAAAACGGTCTTGTAGTCCGTGATAAAAATAATGAAACAATTAGAGAACCCATGCAAGAGATCAATGGCGGGACTATTCTTTCTGGCGCAGCAGGAGAGGAACCTACCGTTATCAAAACCGATAGGCCAGGTCCACATTTCAAAGATATGGATTACTCTACCGTAGAAGAGCTTGGAATGGCATCTGGAAGAGGATTTGAAAAAATTTTACACAAATGGGATTCTTCATTTTCAGCATCTAGAATGTCGTCTCTCCAGGCTTTAAAATTTGATAACGTCGATCGTGATGTTCTGATATCAGGATTTTGTGATCCAGTCAGGACAATGTTGTTAGAAGAAGCGATGCTTAAAAAGATGATAAAAGTTATTGATGTTGAACATTTTTATAAGCATCTATATGCCTATACAAAAGTAAATTGGCTTCCTCCCCAACAGGGAGATGTAGATCCTGTTAAAACTGAGACTGCTTACCAACTGGCCATGCAAACTGGCAGCAAAAATTTTTCAGATATTTGCGCGGAACATGGCAAATGGTGGAAGGATTCATTAACTCAAAGAGCTAAGGAATTAAAATTTAAAGATGAATTAGAAAAAAAATATGGAATATCATTAACTGGTCAGATACTAACAGGCATGATTTCGGCTCAAAATTCTCAAAACAATAAAAATGATAACACAACTAATGGAGATTAATTATGTCCTATGAGCATGTTTTGAATTTTTTGACTGAGACCGCATGGGCTATGACTCCACAAATGTTAGAAAAGATTTATGGAATAGTAGAAACCAGAGTTTCTGGAGTAGAGATAGATATTGCTGGAATAGAAGCATCTTTGGGTAGAAAGCTTGAAAATTCCAGAGAGATAACAATTAAAAATAAAACAGCCATTATTCCTATTATGGGAATAATATCTAAAAGGATGGGAATGTTTACGCAGATTTCCGGTGGCGCGTCTACGGAAGCCATCCAGGGCGATATTCAATCCTCACTTGAAAACAAGGATATTGAATCCATTGCTCTCATGATTGATTCCCCTGGGGGGAGTGTTCCAGGACAGTTTGAACTTTCGGATTTTATTTTTAATGCCAGGGGTAAAAAGCCGATTGTTGCCTATGCTGATGGCATGATGTTATCCGCTGCTTATTTAATCGGCTCGGCGGCTGATGAGATTATAGCTTACGATAGTTCTCAGGTTGGCAGTATCGGGGTAGTTTCAATTCACACCGACATATCTGAATCTGATAAGCAAGCAGGAATTAAACGGACCATCTTAACTGCTGGTAAATATAAGGCATTGGGCAATTCTTATGAACCGTTAAGTAAACCTGCCCAGGATTACACTCAGGAAGGGATTGATTATATTTATAGCCTTTTTATAAATTCAGTTATGAGGAATAGAGGGATAACCGAGGAAAAGGCTTTATCAATGGCTGATGGAAAAGTTTTTATCGGTCAACAGGCATTAGATGTTGGCCTTGTTGATAAAATGGGTAATTTTAATTTTGCCCTCAAGAGGGCACAAAAAAGGAAGGTAAAAAAGATGGACTTAGCTACATTGAAAGCTGAACATCAAGACCTTGTAGTAGCCCTCCAGGACGAAGGCAGAGAACAAGGGCAGAAGATCGGTTACGCTGAAGGTATCAAGGCAGGCCAGAAAACAGGATACGATGAAGGTCTTAATGCTGGTATTGAGATGGAAAAAAGTCGTGAGTCTGAAATTAGGGGATGTATGCCCGTCGGCATGGAAGAATTGGCTTCAAAACTTATCCGTGAAGGAACAAGTGTTTCCGACTCTATGAAGGCTATGCTTCAAGCTGCAAAGGCAGATGCTTCAGCAAGGCTCGATGCTGATACTAAAATAAGAACAGCTAAAATTGATCAACTTCATTTGGAATCACCATCTCCCATTATCCCTATTAAAGTTGATAAACAAATTGATGACAACAATAATAAATCCGCATCTCAGCAACTTTCAGACTTGACCGAGAAAAAGCTTGGGCAGAATCAGAATCTTGATTATATATCAGCATTTAAGGCTGTTCAGCTTGAGAGGCCGGATTTGGCAAAAAAATATCAGAAAGAACTTTTAGGGAAAAAAGAATAAACATTGGTTATAAGGAGGGTTTTTAATGAGTACAGAACAACAAGTGCTTAGGATTTCAGGAGAAGCCGCTGAAGACCTGAGTTTATATCAATATCATTTCGTGGTAAAAGATTCGACAAGCGGAAAAATCCGACTAATGGACACTGCAATTGAAATCCCTGATGGTATTTTACAGAATGCTCCAACTGCAGGTCAGGGAGCGGTAATTATGAAACTCGGCATCAGTAAGCTTGTGGCTAACGACGCGCTTGCTATTGGTACGTTTATTAAACCTGAGTTTGTAAGCGTTACCGATTGTGGTAAAGGGCAGGATTGCGAAGCAGATAGGGGTAAGATCCGTTGCAGAGTGCAAGAAGCTTCATCTGCTGAGGATGATCTTTTGTCTGTTGAATTACTTGAACAAAAATCTGGAGGAATCGGAATTCCAATTAAAAAAACACTGGTTACCACTGATACAACAGCGGGTCTGATTGCCTATAC